CAGATATACCAACAATGTTGATGGTAGCTGGAGCATGAAGATGGGCGAAGATGCCAACGATGACGTTGAAGTCATTGCACCTTTGATTCAACACAACGGCAAGGCTTATGGCCTAAGGTCAACAAGCGTAGGCGATGTGATGATCGTAGACGATGGTGAAGGTTTCACTGACTGGTTCAAGGTAGCAGGCTTTGGCTTTGAACCTTGTGAGCCAATCAACTACGACATAGTTGATGCACAGACATTCTCAACTACTTCGGTGCTGGCTTAATGCTAGTACCTGAGTACACCTTAGTAGAGTGTGAAGAGTGTTGTGGTGAAGGCTACGACCTCGACACACTGTATTGGGGAGATGAATACTGTGATGCAGGTACGGAAGTAGACTGTAGTACATGCGGAGGAGACGGCCAAGTCCCTCAAGAGATTGAGCAGAAAGAGGTTGACACTGTAGCACATTGAGGCTATACTGTATACATACAAACTTAAACAAAGGGCAAACAATATGACATATTCAACAGCAACACAGACAGCAGCAGTAATAGCAAATGATCCTAAACTGTACACAGTAGAGGACCTTAAGACTATTATGCAAGAAGCTCGCAGTGCAGCAGCAACAGCGGCACAGAGTTACTTGGATGACTGGAACGCAAGCACAGGTGGCAACCAATACGGTGAGCCAATGTACTGTGGCTTTGCATGGGTTAACATCTACGGTGTTAAGGGCAACACCAAGCTAGGTCGTGCTATGAAGCAAGCGGGTTATGAGAAGGACTACACAGGTGCTTACCAGATATACAACCCAGCAGGCTACGGTGGACAGAGCATGGATGTTAAAGAGCATGGTGCTAGAGCAGCAGCACTAGTGTTTGAACACTATGGCTTTAGAGCATACATGGGTAGTAGAGCAGACTAACTGCTCACAGTACGCGGCACTGTATGTAAGACCGCATCCTACTGCAGGGACATGCAGATTAAGAAAGCAATCGGAAACGGTTGCTTTTTTTTGAGCGAGGCGTCAGGGGAGTCCGCTCCCGAGTCGAGAAAAAAATATTTTGAGAAAGTGGCCGGGGGGTACGGGGCTTATAAACGCTAGTAAAAACAACAACTTATTAAGCCTTAAGCCTACAACTTTTAAAAATATGGTGAGTTAAAATCACCACCCAGAATCTGTAAGTACTTGTATATAAAAAACTGCGCGGTAATTTTTTTAGGTGCTAAAACCCATTTCGAGCATATACACTGCTTCTAGGCTAAATCTAAGGTGTGGTTAATTTTTTTTGCTACAAATTTTTATAACACTATACGACCATTTTTGCGTAGTACGTCTCTTACTATAGTTCTAGCCTTCCATATATTAAGCTGCTTAAACTCACGCATTACGTGTTCCTCTAGCATACGCTGTGTAAACATCTTGCTACCAGGTTCTTTAAGTTTAGCTTCTATACTAGCTATTACAGTTTTATCATTAGTAAACATACTCATATACATACTTACCTCTACTACAGCGAGCGACGGAGTCTAAGCGAGTTGTCAGACTTTAGGCTGTACACTGTGTTGTACTGTATAAGTAAGTGTATACATGGAGTAACAGTATGTACAAACTCAAGTTCGGTTACAAGGACACAGCAACACCATTCATAAAGGATGTTAACACATTTACATTTGCTACGGATTTGTTGTTGCGTGGAGTGTATACAACACAGCCAGAAGAAGACGTACTAGTATTTGATACTGAGTCAGACTTGAACTACGCTATACTAGCATACAATGGCACTGCTAGTTTAGAGTGGAAGTCAGTCTAGAGTTTACGTTTAAGACTCATCTTTTAGTCAATCATGTTTTACGGGGTGTTCTAGGGCTATAGTTTCGGTGTGTCGCTATGGTTTGACACTAATGGTTTCTATATAGGCAGTCTAGTACACTATATTATCGCTACCGTTTTTTGCGTTGCAAACGCTTCGCGCTTAGTATAAATCTGCGTTAACCGCGTCGCGGCTGTATGGGCTTCCGACCTTTCAGGCTTGCTAAATAACTGCATGAGGGCTTTAGTGTATGCGTTGTTCGCGATATGTTGTACAGCAACAGCGGACACTCTTGAGGATCTTCCCTTAGACACTAAGCCAGAACGTCCCCAACCCATTCGTGTACAGCCAGAACCTTACATACCACCCGTTGATGTTAGAACGGAATTGGCTCGCCTTAATCCACAGTATGTACTGCAAGAGAGTTTAGACCTTGAGCTTATACGTCAAGATGGTGTACGCATAGACGAGTATCGATCAAGAGCTCGCAAACAGAATCCTTTTTATGGACTTAGAATGCAAGAACCTCTACAGCCTAGACACATAAGTTTGTTTGTGTTAATGAATCTACTTGATGTGTATACCACAATGGAAGGTTCAAGTTATCCTTGTGTAGTAGAAATAAATCCTTTACTGCCCCGCAAGCCCAGTCTAGAAGAAGTGTTACTGTTAAAGAGTCTTGCAAGTTGGATACAACTGGACAACAATCTAGATGGCAAAATAGACTATAATCCCCAACTGATACGTGAGACCACATTCATAACCAGTATAGCAGTCATGAACAATTATGATGTAATACAGCGAGCTATGAAGACGTGTCCTAGATAAATATCAGTATGACATCAAAAGTATACAACAGCAGTGCAAGTGAAATTCGTCCTAATACCAATTGGGGAGTAAGTGTAAGCATAGATGCTACTAGCAAAAGAGGCACTGTAGAAATTAAACCTACGCCTCCTAGCACTAGAGATCCACAAAAAGATCTAGTTAAGAAGTAGTTCCAAACTTCATTACCAACAACACACGAGGGCGTTTGGCAACAGGTGCTTCAGCTCTGTGTTTTTGACTACCATCAAACACATACAATTGATTCTTTTCAAAGTTGATTCGACGTGTTCCTGCGTCAGTATCAAACACAAATTCACCACCACCGGGTGTGGCCGCTGTGTATACAGCAGTTATTTCACCACCGTCCTGATGCCATTCAATGTCTTGTCCGGGGTGTTGTACAGTAAGATGAGCTCGCTCACAGTTTAGTTGTGTGGCTTGTATGCTAGGAAAGGCTGTACATTCTTCTATTGTTTCCATTGCTTTAATAACTAGAAACTTGATCATTTCATTGTTAGGATCAAAGTCTGTTGAATAAAATATTTGACTGTCAGTTTCTTGATTGTCATTGCGACCGTATATAGTCTTGGGTGCATTAGTACTGTCAGCATACTCTATATAGTAGTGTGGAGTCTTATAAGTGAAGTGTCTTTCTAGAAAGCGTACTAGGTCCTCATCACCTAGCCATTTGTCGTATGTTATTACCATGTCTTTGCCATTTCTTTTATTAACTTAGGATATGCTAGTGTAAAGTAACTCTGCCATGCACTATCCTCTATCTCAGCATATATGTCTATACGTTTGTAAACATCTGCTGGTAGGGCCTCTGGTACACGCTGTTTCTTTACAACAGTACACCAAGGCTGATTTAGTGTGAACCAAAGGCTTTCACCTAGTTCACGTCTAATCCATATATCTTCCATGCGTTCATTATGATGTAACTTACATTCAATATAACCTATGTAGTACTCCATTAAATATCATCACCTGGCAAGTTATTAATAAAACTTCTAAGAGCTGTACTATCAGCTTCTGCTTTTATCTTGGGTACAGGCGCTCCGTCACTTGGATCTTGTGATGGTGTGTTCGAACGTTTTAGATTGTCTACTATACTGCTTGTGCTAGTTTTAGTTGTTCCAAAACTGTTTGTATCATCATCATCTTCATCAAGATCTATAATACGTAGTGTGTCTACATCAAAGCCTAGATCAATCTTTTGACCTACACCGCCACTGTTACGTGTTTTCATTAACTGTAATTGATAACGCCCACGCTCACGCATAGCTCTACTAGTAAAGATACCTAGTACGTTATCTGCTGTTTGAATCTTACTAAGTCCACCTGATATATGACTGTGATCAAATTCAATTTCTTCAACAGCACCCCTGTTCAACTGTGCCGCTGTAACAAATACTGTGTTCAATTCCATTGCTAGGTTACGCAACTCTTCCGATACATACTTGTCTTTGATGTACAAGTTCTCTGCACTTACCTTTGCACCATTAGGCATAAGCAAGTCCAAGTAGTCAATTAACAGTACGTCAATCTTTTTACCTGTCTTAATTTCAAACTCTTTGATATAACTTCTTACGTCATTGGGTGTTTTACCTGAGGGCATATACTTAACTTGAAAGGCTCCTGACTTCTTGCCAATCATCTTAACCTTCATCTCAACATCATCAATGCTCTTGAATACATCTCTACTAGGTATGCCAGTAACCATACTGTCTACCCTCATACTAACTAATGCTTCACTAAGCTCTAGGGTCAAGTATAATACGTTCATGCCTGCAAGAGCCCAGTTAACTCCTAGGTTAGCCAAGAACAAACTCTTACCTGCACCCGAACCACCTGCAAAGATATTCAGTTCGCCTCTGTTGAACCCACCAAATAGTTTCTTATCAATAGCGGCCCAGCCTGTGCTTACTTGTC